ATGAAAATTCATTCTCAATATCTACAACTAAATCAGGAACAGCTGTTACATTTACAAGTGTAGGAGAGGGAAATGCTCATCAATTTGACATGTTAAAAGCAAATGAAAAATCTTTAATTATACTTGATGATGTTGTACAATATCCTTTAATAAGAACTGATGTTACTCATACTTTAGATAGTAATTTAAATGCAGAGGTAGGGATTGCAACTGACATAATCCATTTAAGTGGTATTACTACTATCGCATCCTCCGATATATTAAAAATTGAAGATGAATTTGTTGAGGTTATTAATGTTGGACTTGGTACAACTGGTGGTGCTGCTGTTAGTGGTTTGGGAACATTTAATACAATTCAGGTAAATCGTTCTTTTGTTGGATCTTCAGCGACAACACATGCTGATGGAACTACTGTCACAAGATTTAAGGGATCTTATCACATCAATGGTAGAGATTTATTCTTTACTAAGGCACCAAGAGGGAATGTTAATAATCCTAGAACTATAAATGATTTACCATCTCCAGTATCCAAATTCTCAGGTAGAGTCTATCTTAGAAATAATTATGATACTAACTTAGTGTTTGATGACATATCAGATCAATTTACTGGAATTAAATCAGATTTTGTTTTAAAAGTAGGTGGAGCAAACACAGTTGGTTTGGGGACAACAGGTGGAAGTGGAATTTTATTTATTAATGGAATATTCCAATCTCCTTCAACTGAATTTAATCCTAATAAAAACTTTAAGATAGTAGAAAGTGGGACTGGTGCTTCTGGTGTAACAACAGTTATATTTACAGGAATTACATCTGAAAATGGAAATCCTTTCATATCAAATAATATTAACACTAACGAATTACCAAGGGGTGGAGTTCCAATATCAATAGGTAATACTGTAAATGGATTAGGTTATGCACCATTAAAAGGTGCAAGAGTTAAACCTATAATTGGAGCTGGAGGAACAATTGCCTCTATAGTTGGAGTTGCATATAGTGCTTCAGATTTAGTTATCAATAATGCAGAATATGATAACACCACTGGAGTAATGAAAATTACAACTGATAATGAGCATCCATTCTACCGTGGTGGTTCTGATTTTGTCTTACTTAATAATATAACCTTTAATCCACCAATAACTTTTATAAGGACAAACTCTATCGAAGTTGTATCGATAGCAGCTACAAATATTTTTAGCGTATCCATTGGTAAAAGCACGGTAGATTCACACACTTACGTTTCAGGTGGTAATGCATACCCATTTTATCCAGACTTAACTTTTGGATCTGGATATAATGATATTGTATCTATTGGAGTTACTGTACAAGATCCTGGATATAAACATCGTTTTATTTCTGCAAATGATAATGCGTTAACAATTTTTGGTGGAGGTGGAAGTTTAACACCTACTGATGCAGATTATGATCCTGTTACAGGTGTATTAAAATTATCTGTTGCTAATCATAACCTAACAAATTCAAGTAAGATAACTATTGTAGATAGTAGTCTTTTCTTCTCATGCTCAAAGGACAATTTCAGGACAGTTCATCCATATCCAAGAACAACTGATCCAGTTTCTGGTATTGCGACAGACGTAACCGTATTAAGTGATGATTTATTCTCAGTAAATGTCTATAAAAATGTAGGGAGTGGAGCAGTAGTATCAGCAACCGCAGGAGTTGGTGGAACAGCAATATTTAATATAGTTGATGGAGGAGAAAATTACAAAGATCCTCAAATATTTGTTTCACAACCATCATACTCTAATTTATCAGTTAAAGGTATTTCTAGAGTCGGAGAGGGACCAACAACAGAAACAGGAACTGATCTAAGAGTTACTGCAATAGTGAAACCAGTAACTGGTATAGGATCAACTTTATTCGAGGTTTCTGAATATGAGGTAGTTAATTCTGGATTTGGATTTAAAAAGGGTGATGTGGTAGAACCTGTAGGGTTAGTAACATCTAAAGAATTAAGTCAATTGGATGAAAGATCTAGAATAACTATCGATAAAGTTTACAATGATAGTTTTGCATTGTGGCAGTTTGGTGATTTTGATTATATTGATTCTATTAAAAATTTACAAAATGGATCACGAACTGCTTTTCCTTTAAAAGTTACTAATCAATTAGTTAGTGTAGAATTAGATAAAAATACAACTAATAAGAATTTTAGAATTGAAGATGTATTTTTAGTGATTGTAAATGGTGTAATTCAGGAACCAGTTGATGCATACACCATAATCGGAGGAAACACTATTAGTTTTTCTGAACCACCACTAGGTAGTACATCATCATTATCAGATGATGCTGATGATATAAGTATACTATTCTATAAAGGAACCGCAGGTGAAGATTCTATAGGAAATTTTGCAGAATCATTGACTATTGAGGTTGGTGATACAATACAGTTGCAATCAGGTTCTGGAGTTGAAAAGCAAGATCAAAGAACGGTCTTTAATCTCAATACCTCACAAACATTAGAAACAAATCCTTATAGGGGAGTTGGTATTAATAGTGATAAATCAAGACCTTTAAATTTAATAAAACAAAAAGAAGATAAAGTAATTAATCAATTAGTGGTATCTAAAAAAAGAGAGAGTATAGAACCAAGGATTTCTCCTACAGCAAAAATCATTTCTGATGTTACATTAGCAAACACTGGATTTTTTGTTGATAATGCAGATCTATTTAATTATGAACCATCCACTTCATCATTGAATTTGCAGATTATTGATCCAGTTAAGGATACTTTTGCAAATGCAAAAGCAACTGCTACTATCTCTGCAGGTGGAACTGTAACAGGATTTAATATTTCTAATTTTGGTTTTGGATATACAACTAATCCCACTGTTGAGATATCAGCACCACCCACCATTCTTAAACAAGAAGATAATACAATAGTTGGTGTTGGTACAACAGCAACAGCAACAGCAACAATTAATGCAAGTGGTGCCATCACTAAAATAGAAGTTGTAAATCCTGGTTTAGGATACACTATAGCACCTCAAGTTTTAATAAGTAGTCCATTTAATTTACCAGAGAGGACTGAAAATCTAAGCACTGATGTTGGAATTTCTATAGTGGTGAAAAATAATTGTGGAGTTGTCACAGGTATCGGAACCACATTATTTGGTAGTCCTAGTCAGTTAGCACTTGAGTTTACTCTTAAACGTGATGATTTTGATAATTTTGATACTGAAAGTCCAATAGATGTTGGTACTCCAATTTATATTTTTGATACTCAAGTTGGTTCGGGATTGACATCTATCAATCTAAGTAAAAATGATAGTGATGTTGTGGGAATTGGAACATCTTTCATAGATAATGTTTATATGGTTGCTGCCAAATGCAAATTAGATGGAAATGTTGGTTTAATTACAAGTTACATAAAATCAGATAGCACAATAACTGGTTTGGATTTGGCAGGGTCAACTGCAATAGGTAAATACTCAGTTGGATTAATTACTAGTTTTACACGAGGAGAAAATCCAATATCTATAGGAGTTACTGGTTTAAGTGTTGGATTATCCACAGCACTTGGAATATCTACATTCCCAACTTTAAAGAGAAGTGGTGGACCAAGAACACTAGAACAATCTGGTGGATTATCACCATCATAAATATGTATTATCACCATTTTTAAAAATCTTGTATAAATATCTAAAAAACTAATAATATGCCAGCAATAGTAACAGATCAATTTAGAATAACGAATGCGGGTAATTTTGTAGACTCAGTATTAAATGAAAGTAATTCTTATTATGTATTTTTAGGATTACCAAATCCTGCAGGAAAAGATGGTGTTGCTGGATTTGGAAGAACTACTTCTTGGAATAATAATGTTCCAGATCCAACTGATAATCAACAATACCTAACTCATTACAGAGATACCTCATTATTTGGTAAAAAAATAAATGCATCAAATGTTAGAAGAGTTGTAAAAAAACATACTTGGGCAGCCAATACCAGATACGATATGTATCGTCATGATTACCGAATAAAGGATGGTGATGAAAATAAAGCACCTAATTCTCAAAGTGGAAGTTTATATAGAACGAATTATTATGTAATCACATCAGAATTTAAGGTTTATATTTGTTTAGATAATGGAGGATTTGGAGATCCAACATTAAATGATGCAAAAGGAAACGGTAGTAAGGATGAACCAACATTTACAGATTTAGAACCAGCAGCTGCTGGAACAAGTAATGATGGTTATTTGTGGAAATACCTTTTTACAGTGGCACCTAGTGACGTTGTAAAATTTGATTCAATAGAGTATATTGTTTTACCAAACGATTGGTCTACATCGACTGATTCTCAAATACAAGCAGTGAGAGAAAATGGAGACTCAGATATAAATAAAAATCAAATTAGAAAAGTTTATATTGAAAATCCTGGAAGCACTTACACAGATGGTCAAAAAGTTTGTGATATTTTAGGAGATGGTACTGGAGCACAAGTATTAGTAACCGTATCAGGAGGAAAGATCATTGATACAGTTGTTACTGCAGGAGGTTCAGGATATACTTATGGTATTGTTGACCTTAAAAATATAGGTAATTCTGATGTGGTTGCAGATAACAGAGCAACTTTGATACCAATCATACCACCGTCAAAAGGACATGGATTTGATATTTACACTGAACTTGGTGCTGATAAGGTTTTAGTTTACTCTCGTTTTGACGATTCAACAAAGGATTTTCCATCAGACACACATTTTGGTCAAGTTGGTATAATAAAAAATCCAAATGGAACAAACAATACAGGAATAATAACTACATCACAATTTTCATCATTGTCTGCTATTAAACTAAGTGGTGATATAGCAGATTCAGTAAAAGATGTTATAGTAGGAAGTACAATAACACAAAGTGTAACTGGTGGAACTGCGAGAGGTATTGTTGCTTCTTATGATTCTGAAACCTTTGTTTTAAAATATATTCAGGATCGAAGTTTAAATTATTCTACAACTCCATTAAAGAAAGATCCCACTGATTATCCTACTTCATCAACCGAGGCTAAAGTATTATCATTTAGTTCTACTGGTAACATATTTGAAGGAAGTAATGATTTAGGATCACCAATGAGTACTTTTAGTGGAATAACCACAACTATTAATAATAAATTGATAAATTTAGGTGTTCAGTTCACAAATGGACTTGCTGGTTCTGAAATAAATAAAAAGACTGGTGATGTAATTTATATCGATAATCGAAAAGAAGTTACTCGGAACATCAGACAAAAAGAAGATGTTAAAATCATTCTGGAATTCTAAGGAAAATGACCCAAAAAATTAATTTAAATTCAAGTCCATATTACGATGACTATGATAGTTCAAAAAACTTTCATAAAGTTTTATACAAACCTGGATTTCCAGTACAGGCAAGAGAATTAACATCACAACAATCCATATTACAGAATCAAGTAGAAAAATTTGGTGATCATATATTTAAAGAAGGATCCGTTGTCATACCTGGTGGAACTGCTTTTGATAATCAATTTAGTGCAGTCAAATTAAAATCTACAAATTTTAATGTTGATATATCAATTTATATTCAAAATTACTTAGGTAAAAAAATAATAGGTAATGATTCTGGAATTGAGGCTATTGTTAAATTTATTGCTCTTCCAGACGGGGTTAATGTAAAAGATGTTACTTTATATGTAAATTATTTAAGTGCTGACAAAAATTCTGAGTTTAATTCTTTTACTGATGGTGAAACAATAAGTTCTGATGAATCGGTGGTTTATGGAAATACAACAATTAATGCAAATACACCTCTCGCATCTCTACTAGATGCAGATGCAACTGCAATTGGATCTGCAGCTTTTGTTTCTCAGGGTGTTTATTTTGTAAGAGGATTTTTTGTAAATGTATCAGATCAAACTATAATATTAGACCATTATAGCAATGATCCATCATATCGAGTCGGATTACAAATAAATGAGTTGATAGTAAATGCAAAAGAAGATAATACTTTATATGATAATGCAAAAGGATTTACTAACTATGCAGCACCTGGTGCTGATAGATTAAAAATTGATTTAGTTTTAAGTAAAAAATTATTAACTGATAAGAACGATACAGATTTTATCGAACTTATGAGAATTGATGAAGGTAAGATAAAGGTAATGCAGTCTAAAAGTGATTATAATAAAATTAGAGATTGGGTAGCAGAAAGAACTTATGAGGAGTCTGGTGATTAT